CAAACCAGGTTTTGCTGCTGCTAGTTTTGTTAAATTGTGTCTTTTAAAAATGTCCAAATATCGGTTCATTTCTAACTGTGTTGCTTGTGACTTCTTCTGTAAGTCTCCAAGCTGTTTTGTTTGCAGAGCAAAATCGTTCTGCATATTCTTAATTGCTGCTTCTTGTGTAGCAACCGCACCTTCCAGTGCTGCGTTATTTGCTGTTAATACTTGGTTCTGTTGGTAGAGTGTATAACTACCGAATCCTAGTACTAATATAACACCTATGTAAAGTTGGTTCATAATTGTTGTATCCTGTAATTTAAGCCATCTGCACCACTAATCTCTACTAATTCTCCTTCTTCTGTTATAAAGGATATGAACTTAGGTTGCTTTTTAATGAACTTCTTGACTATAAACTCTTGATCGTCTGCATCTCCCCAAGTAGCATTATAGCTAACTTTTAAACTATAATAGGTTATGAATAGACTTTTTAACCAAAACCAAAAGGCTTTTAGTTTAGTCCATATTTTTATTAACATCTTCTTGAGTTTGTCCATTTTTTTGTTGTTCTTGAGCAAGTTCTGCTGCTTCTTTTATATACTCATCAAGGGTCATCCCTCTTTCTTCGGCATGAGCAGCCGCTTTTAATAATAATTCTTCTGAGAATCTAAACTTCATCCCATTTCTTGCCTTGGAACAATAATGCTTCTGCTTCCCTTCTGCGAATAAGTCCTTCGAGAACTTTGCCACCAGCTTTGTTCCATCTTTTGATTTGCTCAGGCACGCCATCATAATCCCCTGAATTGAGAACTTTTAACATTGTACTTGCGTTTAGATTACTTGGACCGAGATTGTATGTCCATGATACTAGTGCATCGAACATGCACTGGTCTATTGAAATTGTGACGGCATCATTCACAGCTTTCTCGTATTCGTCCATTTCTTCTACGAGCATTTCGTCTGCTTCTGCCTTTTGTATTGTTTGTCCTTCAAAGACTCCCTTAGTGTGACCATATCCAATTGTCCAAACTCCCGCTGCACATTGGTAGGCATTAAGTTCTAAGCCTTCAAATTTTTTGATAAGGGCTAAGCCCTCTACTGATATTTTCATATATTTCCTCTTGTTTAGAAGGCACTTAAAGAGCAAAACTCTCTCCACACCCGCATTGAGCTGTTGATAATGGTGTATTGAAAATGAACTGTTGTTGCACTCCGTCAATATCCATATCTATTTCTATTCTTTCAACCATTGATAATGTTTGTGGGTCAACTGCTATGCACTCATAGTAAATTGAATCACCTGTAAAGCTTGGTGCATCTTCATAGTCTAACTCCCATTTCCAGCCGTTACAACCAGCTGGTTTGGTCAAGACACGAACGCCCCACACTTTGTGCGAGGCGATACGCTCTTTAATTACATCCAAAGCTTCTGAACTTACTATTACCATAATAACTCCTTCAGCTTGATAGCATACTTAGATGATGGGTATAATTGCATATGTACATGCTAACATTATTCCGATAAGAGTGGCACTTTCTGCCATTCTACCAAATGCTACCTTATCACCTTTCATTATGCTTTGTCTTAATTTGAGAACTAATCTCATTTTTTGTCTCCTGTTAGAGAGTATTAGTTAATATCTAATACTTTCCTCGATGAGTTCGGAGTCCTAGACAAAGCGATTGTTAGTAAGCCGTCTGTTAATTCGACACTGTCTACTTTTAAATCCGCATTTAAAATAAACTTTCTCTCGAAAGATTTAAGACTGAGTCCTTGGTGTACAAATCTTTCAGTAGCACCAAGTTTTCTTTCTTTTTTCCCCTTGATGAGTAGTTCGTTTTCTTCTTGAACTAACTCCAGTTCTTTCTTGCTCCAGCCAGGAATTGCTACCTCTATTCGATAGTTGCCATTCTCAGCGTTTTCGACTATGTTATATCTTGGATATGATGTATCAGTGTTGTGTAACAACCACTCATTGTTCATGCCAAGCCAAAATTTACTAATATCAATCGTCATTTTTAATTCTCCTAATATCACTTTCGTTAATACTATGCCGACCCTTTCGGTATCGACCATAAAACGTAAGCAGACCTATTCTGCCTACTTCATACATATTATATCAAAAGTGAAACCAGAAGTCAAGAATTATTTTTTGTTAGCTTCGTCCTACTACTTACTCATCAAACTCTAAAATACCCTCGGCCTCTAAAAGGTCAATGGTGTTTTCAATCCCTACTCGCTTTCCGTAAAGATAGCTAGTGTGTATACTTCCTAGTAGCACTACTAGAAACATTATTTCTGTACTTTCCATAATTTTTTCTCCTGTACATATTATACCGAATCTGTAACCATAAGTCAAGTACTATTTTATGGTTCCTAAAAATAGTTCTTGACAGTTGCTTAAAATTTTGATATAATATCATCATGTTATTTAGAAAAGGAACTTGGACAACCAAAGAGAAACAAAAGTTAAAAGACCTGTATAATACAATGTCAATTGACGAACTTTCTACTAAGATGGCTCGTTCCACAGGAGCAATAACATCACAAGTTAATTACCTTCGTAAGAGAGGGTGGACATTCCACAGGAGAAGAAATGGATAAAGTAATTGATTTCCCGAGAATGAGAAAATCAGAGGAAATATCGGAAAAAGTTATGAAAGCACTAGTTATAGAGTGTCAAAAGCAGGGACTGAATACAACAAATCAGGACTTTGTATTTGATATGGCGTGGGTACAAAAGTTTGTATGCGCCACTGTAGATAATCAATGCAACATAGCCAATGACCTTATTCGACTCACAAGAGCGCAAGGACTAAAATGAAAGTAAACTGCCAAGGAATGTCACCAGAAAAAGCAATTCGCATACTAAGACGCAAGTTAGAGAATGATGGATTTAAAGATCGAATTAGAGAACTTGAACACTACGAAAAACCTACCACACGCCGAAAGAAAGCAAAGGCATCAGCTATCAAGCGACAACAGAAGCTCACAAATGAGTTTCGTAAATACACTGAAAAAAGACCGAGACACAGAAAATAGATTTTTTACTAAAATAGAACCACTACTCGTTTTCATACTTCAGTTTACAACTTCCCACCATCACGACTACCAACCTTAGCCATTTCAAACACAAAGCATAAAGATTTTTCATGAAAGCAGTTTCAAAAGAGGTTCTTTTTCTGGTAATAAAAAACAATGTTCGACTAAATAAAAAGACTATCACCAAAAGAAGATAAAAAATATTTTTCCATTGAATGAACGTGAAAGAATAAACATATTCATACCCCTAGGAAAAAGAGTATTTGCATTTTTGTTAAAATCGTGATATAATATTATTTATAAAGTCAATGAGATTGATATGACAATTCACCAATTATCATTCCCTCGTAATCTCGCTTATCATGAAATTACATTTCAATTGAGCTCGGTAGCGTAAGCGAGAGAGCTCACCTTGTGATTTTTACGATTTAGCGAGAGAGACTACGATATTATGTGTCAATCATCATAACCAAGATGAAACTATGATATCTAAACAACCTAACAACCCCATTCGGGGTCTATTCAAACTACTTTCCAACTTAACTAAAGCTGTATCTGACATTTGACAAACTTTTGCCAACTCAAATTTTTTTAAAGGGTTATTGGTTAAGGTAAATTATATGGGTATAAGGTGAAGTTTTTGAAAATTATCCTAGACTCGTTATACACCCGTTGCAGCTTTGGATGCTCCGTAGAGCACCCGCTGTAGGTTTCAGTCTGGTTGAACGATTCGTATGTTACGAACCTCTGTTGTGAATGTGAAGTCGGCATCTCTCAGAGTGATTGCCATTTGATTCTTCAGTTGTGGTAGAACTCTAGGTTCATTGACCACTTCAAAGTAAGGACCATACTTATTGATGATTGTCCTCAACTTTTCGTTATTGGGTAGTATTTTAGCGTATCGCATCTTCTTCCTCCTTTAGAATATCTACTAATCTTTTTAAATCTATCTTCGGACTTTTCTCTAGCCCCGAAATCATACTATACTCAATTCCTACTAGCTCCGATAGTTCTTCTACTAATTCTTTTTTGGTGACTGGGTCTTCACCTGTTTTTGTTTTATATACTGTCTTTTCGTAGACTCCCTCTCTACTTAGCTTTCCTATGATAGATTTTATACTCTTGTTCAAATCTTCAGCTAACATTTCTACTGTTGCTCTTTCTGGTCTAGCTGTATAGGCTTCTACCATATGTTTTACTTGGTCTTCGGTATAATTCACACTCATACTATCTCTCCTAATAAATCTTCCTCTGGTTTGCTTAGATTTCGTACTATTGATACTACTTCCTGTCTAGTCATTAACCACTTTTTCATTAAAAGTCTGAAGTTATCCTGCTCTGTTAGACCTAATACTT